CGATAGCGATCGTCGCCGATCCTAGTGACGTTACGGTCGTGATTACGTCAATCACTCCACCCATGATGATGCAGTTCGCCTTGATGAGATCGGTCTGGGCGGGTGTGATTGTGGCGATCGCTCCGCCGTCGACCGCGAAGTCATATTTGAAGCGAGCGAAGCGCATATGGCGCGCGACGTGAGGGACTCGGAGCGGACGCTTGTCTTTGGAGAAACCCATGGGAATTAATTACCCTCTCTTTCGGCGCGGTACATATTCGGCCGGTTTGCTCGTAACTGGTTTGGCGGCTGGCTTGCTTGGATTGACCCGGTCCGCCACATCTCGAATTCGTTTGACCTCGGGAGCGGGAACGTCGGCCGAGATTGGGGCGATCACTTGTGGTGTAGCCGGAACAGCCGCAGTAGCCGGCGCAGTTGGCGCAATCGACGCCTGAAACGTAGCGGCCGGCTTGCCAACTCCTGGACGTGCCAATAGCGGTTTAGCAGGCTCGATCAGACGTTGGCGGTAAAACTGGCGGAGACGATGATGCGAGACATGAGCGGGTAAGGGAGACCCGATCGCGTACTCTTTGAACCCAAACCTCAACACACGGCGCGCTACGATAAACTCGTTATGGGTTAGAGAAAGGCCATGCTTCTTGAGCCCGTCCCACGTCGGCCTGAGTCTAAATACGCCCACCACAATCCTTTCAATCGTTCGATGCTTACTGTACGATCCCGCTGAAGAAATAGCCGAGGTCGGCCGAGATCAGCTTGAGGTCGAAGGCGTTCTCGATTTCGACGCGATCGCTCGCGACCTTCTCTTCCAGCCGGTACGACTTGATGCGATTCCCCATCACGCCCATGCCGAACATCCCGGTCCAGGAGAACGTATAGCCGGCGCTCGGGACCATCAGGCCGGGAGCGGGTGCGGCGTGGACGAGGAGAGCGTGTTTGCCGCCGATATAGGCGTTCGACTCGGTAGCTTTCTCGGCCGCTGAATTGTAGATCCCGCTCATGACGAGGACTTCGTCGAGTTCGAGGATCGCGGCGATGAGCTGGAGGTTGGATACGGCGGGACCGCCAGGAGTCTGGCCGGCCTTCACGCGGTCGATGAAGTCAGGATGGTCCTGGAGAACCGTCCAAACCTGCTTGCCCAGGACGAGCTTGTTCATGGGAATGCCGCCAGACGTCAGATGCGCGGCGGTCATTGCGGCGCGGATGTCCTCGATCGGGGTGGAGGACGGGTCATTCCAGAAGATCGCATGGGTCGCGTCGGCCGTGGCTTGGCCGGTCTTCTGTCCGGTCCAGATGGACGCGGCGAAGTACTTGGTTGCCCAGCGGCGCTCGCGCGAGATGAGAGCCTTCATCGTACAGAAGCGCGTGGCGTCGGCGTCGGTGGACAGAACAGAGTCGGAGTTGGCGCGGACCTGGTCAGGGATGTCCTTGTGGAATCCATACACCGGCGCGAAGTACGTCGGTGTATTGTCCAGGGAGTAGCCACTGCCAGAGGTTTCCGTGCCCGCCGCGCGTTCCGCCATGTCATCGCGGTTAAAGTCGCCGCGATTGTAGACATAGTAACGGTCGCTTTGATGCTCGACCGGAACGTTGGGGAAGACACGATCGGCCACGAACGCCGTCTGCTCCTGCATGTAGGCAACGCTCAAATTGGTGAGAGGGATGTTTACGTGTACATCACTCTGGGTCGGTTGCGCCATTGAAATTCTCCTCTCGGACTTAAATCAAACTCAAACCAAAGACTGGAACGACTAGAACGACTAGAACGTTCCGTTAGCGGGCAGCAGAAGCACGGCGATGACCGCCGCCCCGGACGCGGGGGGAGTGATGGTTTCCAAGGCTTGAGCCACTACCACACCCGATGCCTTCTTTTGAAGCAGCCCGCCCGCGCCCACTTCGAGCAGATCACCCGCGGTGATTGCGGCGGAGGATAGGACGAGACCGGCCTTGCTGATGCCGCTGCGTGCAACTTCGATGGCATGGGTAGCGATGGAGTTGCCCTGGACGATACCGAGCATCGCATTGCCGGCCGTTGCGAGATCGACGTCGCCGGTCGCGACGAAGCTGACGGCATAGAATTGCTTGGCACTAAAATCGATATGTGCCAGGAAGCTCAAGGTTACTAGTTTCTGTTCGACCGACATTGTGTTTCTCCTTAGAATCTAAACCGTCGAAAACCGAAAGACGAAAGGCCGACGAGGTATTAACTCAACGGCACGGGATAGCGCTGATACATCCCGGCCATGTAAGCCCGCGCGCCTTCCTTGGTGGACGTGGAGTTGGCGCGATCGGCGAGGTAAGAATCATACGCCGAGGGGTTGGACATCAGGACACGACTGATGGCCTGGGACTTTTTGAGAGTGCCATTGGAGGCGGAGACAAGAGCCGCAGCTTGGGAGTCGAGCGCGTCGAGGGCGCCAGATTTGCCAGGGACGACCGTCCCACCAACAGTGCCGGGAGCGGCCGAGAGAGCGGCACGCTTCCCGAGCAGGGCCTTGCGGACCTCATCGGTAGGAGTCTCGGCGAGCAGGAAACCGGCCAATTCCTTCTCCATACCAGCGATCGTGCAGAGTTCGGCGATCAGCTTTGGCTCATGGGGCTTGACGGCAAGAGCCGGAGTAGGAGCCGGGGTGGAAGTGGCAGCAGGCGCGGCCGGTTGGGCAGCGGGCGTGGAAGCCGCGGGAATGACAGTCACATTTGCATCGGCCATGGTAGTTACCTCGCTTGGAATAGTTGATTTCTGATCGTCGGGCTTATCGGGTGAATCAGGCGCGTCGGGAGGAGGAGCGTCATCGGTATCTTCGTCGTCCTCGACATCGTCGACTTCTTCGGGGTCGGTGGAGGCAGCGGCGGCGGAAGGAGGAGTGGCTACGACCGGCGCAATAGGTGCCTCCGCCATCTGCACTCTAACACTCGTCCCCTTGATCTTTTTCTCCAGCGCCGCCATCGCGTCGTCGATCGTGCCGACGTAATCGGCGAGTAGAGGTACGGCCGCTTCCGCGAACAAACACCCTGCCTGGGTGTCGGTGATCTGTTTGTCGGACTTCTTCCGATTCTTAGCGACGGTCGCGACGAAGATACCGTACTGGCGATCGACTTCCGCCTGGGCGTCTGACTTCGCGCTCTTACTCAGTTCCTCGTGCGGATTGCCGTCGACCTTCTTTTCGCCCGCATAGATGTAAGTGTATTTGAGACCGGCTTTTTCGTCCCAGCCGCTCTCATCGCAATGGACGGAGTAGACACCGATCGAACCGACACAGCCAGTACGAGTGACGAAGATCTTGTCGGCGCCTGAGGCAATACCGTAAGCGGCGGATGCGGCGAGATCGTTAGCGGCGGCGTAGACGGGTTTAGTACCGCGCATCGACGCGATCATTTCACTCAGCTCGAACGCGCCATGGGTCTCTCCACCTGGAGAATCTATGTCGAGCATGATGCCGCGTACAGCCGAATCCTGCATGGCCGCTTGGAACTGGGCCGAGATCTTCTCGTACGAGCTACACCCTGACATCGCCCAGAGCCCATACGCCTTCTTCATCAGTGTCCCTTGGACTGGGATGATCGCGATACCGGCGTCGGTTACGGCATAGGAGCGTTGATCGCGCCCGTTCCGCATACCCATCGAGTCGGCTTCGTAATCGTATGAAGTGTAATGCTGCCCGAGGATCGCGCGGAGAGACTCCATGTCGGGGTCGGTCTCGATCGGCATCGGCCTAACACCTAGAAGTCTCGGGGCAACTTCGCGCGAGTTAAGAATGATTTCTAGTTTCGCCGGATGGATCGCGAGAGGGGTGTCGAAGACATGGCTGGCCAGATGAGCTAGTGGCTGAATTTTGCTCGCTCTGGCCAGTCTGTTAGTAATCGCCATTCCCTTGTGTGAAACTGCTATGCCACAAACAGTACCAGACACGGATGTTTTAGTGCAAGTGGAATTTTAGAATCTAGACGATAGCCCATTTATAGCCCAGCCGCGACACGCAAAGTAGTTTTATGCGATCGGGAGGCCGTTCGCCTTATTACGCCCATTTTTACGAGGTAATAGCGCATTTGGGGGAGGGGAAGAGGTTGTGGAAGAGTCAGGGGCTTGCTTATCACCGCCTGGGTCTTCCTCGCCCGTCTTACTCCCTCTGAGCATGACCTTGCGCGGATCGGAGTCGTAGACAAGTTTGAGTTCGTCAGTGCGTTTGTTATTAGCGGCCGTCTCTTCATCGATCTCCTCGATGCTCATGCCAGACTCAGCGACGATCTTAGCGCGGGTAGTGAGACCGGCGCGGATACCAATCACGGCCGCTTCCGCGTCTTTCTGAGGATCAACCCAATCCCAGCCAGGTGCGTTCCAGGCGATGTCGTGATATTGCTCTGGGTCAGTGGCATAGCCAGGTAAATTAAGCTCACCAGCTAATACGGCTTCTTGGAGGAAGCGTTCCGCGACAGGTTGGCAGAACTGGAACATGAAGATGTGGAGCTGGAACTGTTCGCACTTGCGGCGGAAGTCAAGAAGACCGGCGCGGATGGAGGAGTAATTAACGCCCTTGAGATCGCCCGTGATTTGTTCGTAAGTGGCGCCGATGCCGACCGCGAATCGATGGGCGTGGATGGAGAGGAATTGCTCCACGGTTTGGTCTTGCGGGGGGACTGAGAAGGTGATCTTCTCTCCAGGTAACATCTCCTGTAACGTGCCAGGCTCAAGCTTTATGATGTCCGTCCCAGGGTCGGGAGTCTGGGGCGGGTTGGAAGTATTGACGTCGGGGTTGAGGGGGAGGATGTCGGTCTCTTCGAGATTCTTCTCAATGAATCCGGCAAACATCGCCGCGGTCTTCTTGCGTACGATCTCGGCATCGTTGTACTGGTCAATCTCGTAGAGGAGGGTGAGGACGGAGGCGAGGCGAGGTTTGCCGCGCAGGAGGCCGGCTTGCT